GTTCTTCTGGCTCCAAATACATTGGCGCTGGTTCGTAATCGCTCATCGCTTCTCCCTCCCTGGGTTCCCCCAGGTACTCTTTCTTACTTATTACTGAATAAGCATTTAAGTTTAAATAGCTATTCTGCTGTGACTGCTGTATGTATGCCCTGCTGTATGCCCTGGAACTATGCCCTAAGACCTCATGTCCGTTTTGCGTAATTTCTATTACTCGGATTGGCTTACCGCCCACTTTCATGGTGCGAGTGACTATTAGTCCAGCGTTCCTCAGGTTTTTAATACCGCCCTGGATGCGGTCACGGCCTATGCCCAGAGCCTTAGAAAGGGGCTCAGCGCCCCTGTCACGGTCTCTAGAAGCCATGGCACGTAGTATTTGGTGTTCCAGCTCTGTAATCACGCTGGAGCCGTCATTAACGGCGATTTTGGGGTGCTCTAAGGCAACTCCGTCAAGTGTATTTTTGTACATAGGGCCTCCTGTTAGGGGAGGCCTAGGTTAGCACAAAAAGGTCTACTGTCTACCCGCGTTAATAATCGTTGGGCGAGTTGCCAACACTTTCTCGGCAAAGGACAGAAATGCCCTAGATAGGAAGGCTCCAGCAAAGACGCGTAAGGTTAGCTCTTTCCATGAGTACCCGCCTACTAACAGATTTCCGCAGACAGATATCCCTATAGCAAAAACCGAGTTAACCGCAACCATGTTAACAAAGTACGAGATCAACTCAATGAGTGATGAAAATAGCGCAAGGAAGAAAGCGCCAAACATTCCTACAAGTACGATATCCATAAGGCTACTGTACTACGTTTGAGGCTGTGCTAGGTACAACGCGTAGGTTGTTCCTAAAGGCAGATACTCTGCAATGCCTCCGTTGATAAGTCGGTTTTCTGTGGCTAAACGGTTTCTGTAGTAATGGCTTCTAGCACCGTTTGTGATTCCGCCCTCCCAGAACAATGATCCGACATCTGCAGGCCCTTGGTTTCCGTCAAAGAAATCCTGTACGAAAGCTGAGTTCTCAAAAAGTGCTTGGTTAAGTGAAAGGTTGTCTCCTACAGATGCAGTGAGCCAATCAATTTCAACCGTAGCGTACGCGGCATTTGATGGGGCAGTTGATGTTACATACGCTCTAAACCACGGCAAAGAGTTGCTGTATGTAGCAGTTGCTTGAGCGCCTGTAGCAGTGCTGATTAAGTTGTAGCTTGAGTCGTACCACTTAATGCTTGTTGAGATTGTTTCACTTCCAGAGTAGACCTTGAACCATACGCTGAATGTATATGAGGTGCTTGGGTAGTAAATGCCCATGTAACTTCCAGCAGTGGATACGTTTACTGTTGTAGAAATTGCTTGAAGTCCTAGACCATTTCCAGAAGCAAAAACTGTTCCAGTTGTAGGTAGCGATGCTTGAGTTGAAGCAGTAGTTACAAACGAGAAAGTGTTAAGCGTCGGAGGTATTACGTTAGTTACTGTCTGAGCTCCGTTGTAGTTAGAGCTGGTTACTCCAGTACCGCTAACGTTTTGGAACCATACGTTCTGCCCAGCCTGAATAATGTGCGGGGTAGAGGTAGTAACAGTTGCGTAGTTAGTTCCACTTACAGTCGTAATAACTGTATTTGTAATGGTGTAGATGTCACCGTTAGGTTGTGACACATCTGTGTCAACATCGTGAGCTGCTCCAGTGACTACCCATGGAGTTAGAGGGGTAGCAAATTGAGGGTTAAGCAGCTCATTGATGCGGGTTGCCTTAAGAGTGATATGAACATTTCGCGCCTCATCAAATGATGTGGCCGAAGATGCTTGTTCAAACTGTGCGGCGTCAAAATAGTGGAACTCTGCTGAGGATGCCGCAACAGATGAGATTGAGGTTCCAGGTGCTGCGTAGTATGCGCCAGCAGGTGCCGTAGCCGATACATAAGGTCGCACAGTAGGACCAAATACAGTAACTGAATCTGACACAGGGGTTCCTGAGTTAGAGGACAGGTAGTTGCCAAATCTGTCGTACCACTTAATGCTAGCTGTGACGTTTCTTGCGGTTCCACCGTTAGCGGCATAGACGCTAAATGTGTAAGCAAGCCCTGCAGTTACAGGAATACCGTTTAGAACTGGTGATACATCTCCGCAATAGATGTCAATAGTTTGAGATGAACCTAACGCGTTACTTACAGACAAAACTCCTGAGCGCAAATTTGGAAATGATGGAGCTGATGTAGGTTCAGCCCAAGGGTTAGGTGCGGGTGCTACTTGAGCATACGAACCAAATGTTCCATAAGAGGTAACCAGAGGGTTATATCCAGATGTTGGTGGGATATTTGATGCGTAAGTTAGAGCGTAGCTGATTGTTGTAGGGGTTATTGCCGTAATAGTTAAAGCGGTATTAGGGGAGTTAAAGATAGGCAGAGGAGAGTTGCTTACATAGATCTTGTTGCCTGGAAGGTAGCTGTGAGACCCGATAGTGAGAGTCGCAACGTTAGAGGTCAAAGACATTGAGAGAACATTGGCGTTGCTTACTCTGTTTAATACGGCAGTTCCGTCAACAGAATCCCAACGACCATACCCTCCAGATGAGGTGGCGGCAGCTTCCTCAAAAGAAGAGTCGTTGTAGTCAAGGAATAGGTTGTGACCGATAGTCAAACCAGTAGCCGCTGGATTAGGTGTTCCAGCTACAGGTGCAGGGATTGCGTAGCTAGAGAAAGCCTTAATGTATTCGCTTAGGCCCTCTGAGCTTCCTTTTTTCTGCAAGAACTTAATTCCGTCACGAATAAGAATTCGGCTCTGTTGGTATCCAATTTGAGGCTCGTAGGTAAATCCAAATTGCTGTAGCAATAGAGGAAGTAAAGTTCCGCTTACAGTTTCAACGTTATAACGAGTAGTAAGAAGAGAAGCCAAAGTTTGTTGATGATCTAGTTCAAAACCAAAGACTTGCAGGAAGCTGTACAGGTCGTTGTCATCCTGCATAATAGCGGCTTGACCAGATGCACCAGTGACAGCGGTGCCCTGAGCAGAACTGTTTACAGTAAATTGCGAACTAGAAGCTGTAGCAACAACAACATTGCTTAAGTTAAAAGCCTGTGTGCTTAGACCAGTGATACTTACTACCTGACCTGGCTTAAACGTGTTATTTGCTGTGTAAATAATGGAATTTGAGGATGAATACGCCGCAGTTACTAGCGCAGGAGTATTTGGGTATGGGGTGGATGTTGAAGATGCGGTATCTACAAGCTTATAGACTTCTGGCAAGTACTCGTATAACTTTGTTCCGTTACCAAAGTTTTTAACTGATAGGCCTTGAGCTGTTCCAGCATTAACCCACTTATATCCAACAGTTGTGTAGATATAAATTGAGTAGTAGTAAAAAGCGCCTTCAATAAGGTTAGTGGTATCAATGTAAAACGTAGGGTCTTGACCATTAAATACTGTTAGAAGAACTTCCCCGTCAAACGCGTTAGTAGGGTATCCATATGTGTTTCTAACCAGTTGAAGCTTTGCCCATTGTCCAGAAGGGCTAGCCCAGTTAAGTTGAATAGATCCGTAACCCAAAGGGGATGCTGTAAAGGGACTAGCGTCAAACTTAACAGGGTTTACTGCGCCGTAAATTCCTACGCCGTAGTAATCAATTCCATACCGAGCCATTTATTACCCCGTAATTCCGCCGAGAGCGTTGACAACAATTCCGTTAGATGATGCTTGAGGGATCTCGTTAAATGCGCAAACAATGTCGTTAACTGTAAGAATTTCTACAGTTCCAGTGGCTGATGCGCTAGAAATATTTCCTGCTGCTAATGCATAAGAAACTGTAGTAGTCGTGTAACCGTTGACGATGAAGATGCCGTTGTAAGCCGTATTGCTGGTTAGGTTTACAATAATTTCAGATCCTGTTACTAATTTGTGAGGAATTACTGCGGTAGCGCTTGCTCCAGTAACTGGGGTTCCTGTAGCAGAGCTGATCACTGTAAACTGGCTTGAAGTAGCCGAAGCAATAACCGCATTTGCTAAGTTAAATGTGCTAGTGCTAAGACCAGTAATTGTTACAGTTTGCCCTGCTGAAAAAGTATTTGAGGCAGTGTATGTGACAACTCCGCCAGAAGCTGACGCAGCAGTCACTGTTGCAGTTGGAACGCTAAGAGTTAATGTAGCTGTTCCACCAGACAAAACAGAGTTAGTTGCTGTGTAGTTGTAGTCTTGATCGTTACGAGCAAGCTTTTGAATTTGAGCGTATGCAACACCCTCAACCGCAGATACCTGTGAGTAAAAGTCTTGAACCGTAATGCGGTCTGCAAAAGAAACATTGCTGATGTTAAGAAGACTTGCAATAACCGATTGAACAGATGTCTGAACAGTCAATTGGTTATATTGCGGAAGAACAGTTACGTTCAAAATAGCATTGACTGGTACATAAGTAGCTGGTTGGTAGGTAATTGTGGTTCCAGGAGGTGTTTTACCTGTAAAGAACGTCTGCAGGCTGGAAACCAAAGAGTTAAACACTGTGGATGGTGTTACCCCATCGCTCTGCAAACCTGTGTCTCCATAAGGGACAAAGTACAGCGTGATGCTCTTGTAGTTGCTTCCTACAGCGGTTGCTTTTTCAACAGCAGTTACCTGCAGAGCAAGAGATGAGTAGTCATCTACAGATACAGCTCTGTTTAGAGCCTTAATGCTAAGAGGCGCATTAACACGGATAGAGTCTGTGCTTTCTGGGTCAGCTCCTCCTGTAGCGGCGCCTGAAACGTTTCCAATATTTGGATTACTTACAGTAAGGCCTGCTGGGATAGATCCAGTTGGGAAACTAATGATGTAGTTAATGGTTCCAGCT